ATCTTACGCAAGCACGGAGTAGGCGCACCCGCTCAGCCGGGGCCGGAGGAGAAGAGATGAACGAAGTGATTTTGGAGTACCGCCGTAAGCTGGATAGCCTTACGCCCGAGAAAAAGCGCATCTGGGAACTGGCGCACACGATGATGAATGAAATGGTGCGATCTGAGGATGCTGGTGGACGGGATCAATGGAAAATCTGCGAACGCCATCATAAAGCCAGCAAAGCGGCTGAGGATGAATTGCTCGAATTACTAGCCGCCCCCTCTCCAGCGCAAGGAACGCCGCCTCCGGAAATCGCCTGTGGCTTATTGGATGGAATGAATGAGCCTTTTGTCGGCGGATGTGGCAAAGAAGTTTTGCCTAAAGAAGCTTACCGCTGCTCCGATTGCACCGCTGTGTTTCATCGTAAATGCATTAATGAGCATTTCGAGCTTGATGCTTATGTTAAGGCTCTTCGTGACGAGCGCTATCAGCGACCTTTAAAAGACTGGAAAGAGGCACATGTTAAGGAAAAACTTCGTGCTGATATTGCTGAGCGAGAGAGGGATGAGGCGCGCGCGCTGGCCGGGCCGCAGAACGGGTGGGTCAAGATGCCGCAAGATAGAAAAACTCTGCCGCCAGAGAGCACGATGGTACTGATTTACTCACCTAAATATTCCGACACAATTCTCCAATGTCGGATGCAAGATTTGAAAAACGGCCAGTTCAAATATGCGACCCATTATCACGCGCTCCCCGCTCCACCTACCGGGGAGAGAAGAAAGGGGTTGAATGATGGCATTTTGTGAGACTTGCCACAATACCGGAGAGCTTGATTGTTTGTGCGGCGGCGACCTATGCGTTTGCGGAATAGCGCATAAACAGTGAACGGAACGCACATGCCCGCTGAATTGAATAGATTTTACGCGGGGCACTAACAGGGGGGATGAGCTCGAAAGCCCTGGTCCCACAAAATAAATTTCCATCAACTCACTTTTTTCTTGACATCCACAACGAAAAGGCTTTACACGTAAGACACACACCAGATTGCGACACTGGCTTTACCAACGCTATATCTGGTGTTCGGGTCAGAGTGGCGTGACCCCTTCTACTTCCAACGGCCTCCTGTAATTCCTTCTCTCACAGGAGATTCCTTGCCTCAAAATCAGCTTGAAAAGATTCCTGTCTACTGGATGGATGATCCTATTTTGTGGTCACCATGCGTCTTTGGCAGCTCTTGCGGGATCTGTGTTGCGCACAGCCTGGGGAAAAAGATGCGTACCCCATGCTTGCGACTTCGGCCCGTGAAGCCGGCCTTCTATCTGCCCGTTAAATCAGCTCTGGCGATGGTGAAAGAAGGAACAGCGGAACGGTATTATTTCACGTTGCGGGATTTGAACGACGCAAGCGCAATGGCGCAAGGTTTCGAGTGCATCAAGCTCACCTACGCAAAGCTGGCACAGTTGCGGGACCAAAGCTCAAAGACGAATGAGGACATCCTGATTCGCTATGCGGCGGGTGATCGGCGTGCGCGGGCGTCGATTGATGGATGGGAAGGAATTCGGATAGAAGCGCATAACGGCGTGAAACAAGTTTCAATGGCTGAGTGGTCACCTGATCAGATGGCTGAGTCTCAGCAGAGAATACAGAGTTTTGTATGAGTAAGGCGGTAAAGATAATTGATCCGCTTGAGGAAACTGCGGTTCAAGTCGATAGTACAAGTTCTGATCCTACAGCAGCATAAAAGGCATGTCCAAGAAATCACAACCCGGAATCGGCTTTGGCAGCGGTAGCGCTCAGGGCAGCGCAAAGAAGAAAGCGAAGCCACGGGGCAAGCCATTTCAGCCGGGAAATGAATATCGCTTTGAGCCTGGGGCATCAGGAAACCCCGGCGGCTATTCCAAAAAGGCATTCATTCGCAACGCGATTGGACACATTGCAGACCGCAACCCTGAGCACGTGATGGCTATTGCTTTGACCATGTTTGACGCGGCGCAAAACAAAGTGCCTTTCTGTAATCCAGTGCTGGCCGCAAAGTTCATCGCAGAGCAGATACAGGGCAAGCCGATACAGCCGATTGGCGGCCCGGATGGCGGCCCGATTCAGGTGGAATATGGAAGCCGAGAGGACAACGCTTCAAGAATTCGAGATCTTGCCGCCAGAGCTGCTGAGCGAGCTAACCGAAGAAGAACTTCAGGAGTACGAAGCGCGGCTTCTGCGGAATGAAGCGTTTGAATTGTCAGACGATCTGGGATCGTTTGTGCAGGAAGCCTGGAAGATCCTAGAGCCTGTCACTCCGCTCTCATGGAACTGGCATCATGAGCTGATCTGTGAATACCTGACGCTGGTAAAAGAAAACAAGTTCAAGGAAAAGTTCGGCCCGGATTGCGAAGGGATCATTTTCAACGTTCCACCGCGAACAATGAAAAGCCTTCTGATTTCCGTTTTCTTTCCGTGCTGGCTTTGGACATCGGACCCGGCGCGGCGCTGGATGTTTGCCAGCTATGCGGAAAAGCTCAGCACGCAACATTCAGTGTTTCGCCGGAACGTCATGCGCTCTGCCTGGTATCAGGAACGCTGGGGCCACGTTTTCAGCTTTGCCAAAGATCAGGATCTAAAGACGCACTACGAGAATTCCAACCGTGGCCAGATGTTTGCTACGGCCATGCAGTCAGCGGCAACCGGCATGGGCGGCGATGTCCTGGTATTTGACGATCCGCTAAACCCAGAACAAGCGCTATCCGAAGCTGAGCGCGAAGGTGTAAACATAAAGTTTGACACTACCTTTCGTTCGCGGCTGAACGATCCGGCCAAAGGCATAAAGATCATTGTGATGCAGCGGTTGCATGAACTAGATTTGACCGGGCATGTACTAAGTAAGGAATCAAGCCGCTGGAAGCATGTAAAGCTTCCGGCAATCGCTGAAACACAAGAGCGCTGGGAATTTCCTATCAGTGGCCGCGTAGTTGAGCGAAAGCCGAATGAGCTACTCTGGCCTGAGCGGTTAACGGAAACGCAACTCGCGGGAATGAAAGTTGGTATGGGCTCATGGGCCTTTGCCGGCCAGTATCAGCAGAACCCAGCACCGATGGAAGGCGGCATCGTTAAGCGGAATTGGATTAAGTTCTACAAAGAACTGCCTGAGCGTTTTGATTTGATGGTGATTTCCGCCGATTGCACTTTCAAGGGCGCAAGCAAAAGCGCAAAGCAAAAAAGCGATATCGACTTTGTGGCAATTCAGGCATGGGGTAAATGTGGCGGCAAATACTACATGATGCCTCACCGCATTCATGAGCGCCTGGATTTCGGACCATCGCGGGATGCAATAAAAAGTTTTCGGGCGAGGTTTCCCCAGGCTCACGCAATCCTGATTGAAGACAAGGCCAACGGCCCAGCGATTATCAGCGAATTACAGAAAGAACTTCCGGGCGTGGTAGCCATTGAGCCTGAAGGCGGGAAGCTATCCCGATTTCAAAGCACTTCGCCATTATGGGAAGCCGGTTCGATTGAATTACCAGATCCACACGTTTTCGATCTGCCCTGGGTAGAAGAATACATTCACAACATCTGCACATTTCCCAAGGCGGCCCATGATGACGACGCCGATTCAACGTCCCAGGCGCTGATCTACATTCGTCACAAAATGGGCGGCGGAATTATGGACTTCTACCGCAAAGGCGCGGCGGAAATCAAAGTGCAACAGAACATCGCCAGAGGCTTGCCGCCAAAGAAAGGCGCTCACGTAGTGGAAACACGGTTAACGCAAGTAGTAAAGAATTGGGCGGCGAATCCGGGCAGCACGTTCCTATGCTCCAAGAGTCAATATCCGGAAGTGCGGCAAGCGCTGTTAGACATAGGCAGCGACGAAGCGATCAAAGAGGTGAAGCGGCTGGATGAACAGCACGGATGGGGGACAGCATGAAGGACGCTCTTGGTGAGTTTGCGCAATTCGGTTTGAGATGTGTGGAGTACACGACTGAGCGCAGCAATCTTCCGATGCCTGAGCGTGAACTGATCACCGAGTTTGAATTGACTCTGGTGCGCAAGGTAAGCGGAGCAAGAATGGTTCCGGGTTCCGGCCACAAGCGGTTCATCCGCGACCTGAACGAGAAATCAAAACTCAGCAATAAGGGCCGCGCATTTCTGGCATGGACAGCGTTTCACTATCGGCGGCAATACAAACTGACTCAAGATGACCTGGATTACATCAGTCGCCATGCCGATGACAGGCTACACGGCGCGATACAAGCGGCAACGAATCGCGTGTTCGTAACACGGCGCACAGCTTAACAAATTTCAAACACGGCGGTGAGACATGAAGCGTAACAAACTGTTTTCGGCATTGGCGCTGATTGCGCTTGGAGTGATCGGCATCGCGGCGGCCTTAAACGGCCAGACCTCAGGCTTATACCCAGATCTTGACAAAAACGGCAAGCCGCTCATCCCGCGTCCGAATCCGTTTATCTGGTGGTCACCTACTGATTTGGCCCATAATGCCGTAACGCTTCCGGCGTCTAACGTGACCACGAACACAAACATTGTTCCCACCAGCGGAGCAACGGCGCTTACCTATTACGTGAGCTGCACACAAATTGCCAAGGTCACAGTGAACGTCTACACGGCAGATGACATTGCCAGCCCACAGGCAAACAACCCGGCACCGAACAAAGGCTACACGCTTTATGGATCTTACGATCTGGTGACGGCGGTTCCAGCAGCAGCGCATCAGGTATTTATTGGCACGGAGCTTGCCCCAAGCGTAACGGGTGGCACTCTACCAGCAAACGTGGCCTTTCGACTTCCGCAAGCGGCTGTGAGTTTTTCTGAGACGAACGCGGGAGCCACGCCGGGAACATGCACAGGCCGGCTGGCCGTGAAATACAACTAAGGGAGCGGCGATGGAATTTCGCGGTGAATATGTCATCAACGATGCTGGCCAGATCATCTGGCATCAGGGATTACGCATCACCGATGAATCGTTAAAGCTTGCCTATCGCCGCGACTTACTGATTGAGTACGTGATTGAGACTTCGGCCATCATGGGCGTGAAAGTTGGAATGGCCTAATGGCATGGTTTACAAAGGCTAGTCCGCCGGGTGGCAGCGCGATTGAACCTGGAATTGTTGCGCGCGCTCGGGGAGCGTATCAGGCAGCAAAAGATTATTGGTTTGGTCCTGAGAAGCCGCAACCGATCAGCGCGCCGTCTGGAACTCCGCCACGTACATTTGACTATCCGGTTGGATACAACATCAACATCCAGCCGCGCAACCAGGAAGCGGTAAGCTTTCAGCAGTTGCGCAATCTGGCCGATAGCTGGGATCTTCTCAGGCTGTTTATTCAGAAAGCCGGAGATTCAGTTGCTTCAATCCCATGGGAGTTTCGCTTAAAGAAGCAGCCCGGCGAAAAGAAGTCTGAATATAGCAAGCGAAATCTGGGTGATACGCGGCTGGGCAAACTGAGCGAATTCTTTGAGCAGCCGGATGGCGAGCACACATGGCGCGAATGGGTGAAGATGGCCCTTGAAGAAGCCATGGTGATTGATGCGCTCAGTATTGTTCCGCTGGCCGATATTGACGGGGCACTGTGGACTAACGGTATTCCGGCGGCGCTGGAAATTGTTGATGGCGCGACCATCTCACGGAAGATCAACGCTAACGGGCGCACACCGAAGCCGCCAGCCGTAGCCTATCAGCAGATCATCAAAGGTATTCCAGCGGTTGATTTTACGTCTGAGCAGTTGATTTACAAGCCGCGTAATCCGCGCGTGCATAAGTTCTTTGGCTACTCCCCGGTTGAACAGATTTTGATGACGATCAATATCGGCATCCGGCGCGAAATTCATCTTCTCCAGTACTACACCGAAGGCAACGTGCCGGAGATGATTGCTCAGGTTCCCGCAACGTGGTCCGCCGATCAGATCAAAGAATTTCAGGAATGGTTTGATTCGGCCTTGGCGGGAAATACAGCCGCGCGGCGGCGCATCACGTTCGTTCCTGAAGTTGGAACAGTACAGCCGACAAAAGACCCGAAGCTTAAAGACACACTGGATGATTGGCTTGTCCGCATTGTGGCTGCTGCATTTGGCTTGAGCCCACAGCAATTCATTTCCATGATGAACCGGGCCACGGCTCAGGTTTCAGTGGAGCAAGCGGCGGCTGAAGGCTTGATGCCAATCCTGGATTATCTGAAAGACATCGTTAATTTCATCATTCGCACCTATTGGAAGATTGGCGATGTGGAGTTTGCATGGCAGACACAAAGCCAAGCGGCGAATCCGATTGATCAGGCCAAGGTGGACGATATTTACGTCCGCTCCGGAGTGCTCTCAATTGACGAAGTGCGGGATGAATTGGGCAAAGATCCAATCGGCGCACGGAATGCAGTAATCACCACAAATGGTTTGGTTCCAGTCGATACAGCCATTGAAAATGCCGACAATCCGCCGGAGCCAACACCGCAGCAAGTAGGACTAGACGGAAAGCCGGTTGAAGGCAATCAGCCGCCGAACGGAAAAGAGAAGCCGGGAAAAAAGAAAACAGCCAAGAGAGATTACGTAGGGTATGAAGCCAATCAGCGTCCATCCCGTAAGTGATCTTTCAAAAGAGCAGCGCGCATCCATCAAAAGCATTACGGCCTATCTCTCAAAGTTCTTTGCGGAGCAGGCTAAAAAGATTGCGGCTGAAGTGGCGGCGGCTTACGAAAAGGCCACAAAGAAAACCGATGATTCCGAAGTAAAAGCCCAGCGCATTGCCGACGCGGTTTCATTGGAAGAATGGGACGTAGTAGCAAATGAACTGGCCGATGATCTGGGCGGAGCTTACGAGCAGACTGCGCAAGTCATTCTGGGCAAGCTGGGCGTAAGCGACCAGGATATTTTTGATCTGGTGAACGAACGCTCAGTGCAGTACGCGGAAGACACCGGAGCGGAGCTGGTGACCGGGATCACGGAAACAACCCGCGAACGCCTGAAGACAATCATAAGTGACGCGCTGGAAAATGCCGATGGCGTAAACGAACTGAAAGCGGCCATTGAGGATTCAGAAGCATTCTCCGCTGATCGTGCGGAGATGATAGCCAGAACAGAAATTGGCAACGCTCACATGCAAGGCGCGTTAGATGGAGCAAAAGAATCCGGGCTAGACCTGATGAAAAAAGTAATCAGAGGCTCAGAAGAATTTGATTGCGACATCTGCGGCGACAATGAAGATCAGGGCGAAATTGCACTGGATGAGCTGTTTGAATCAGGCGATGAAGCACCGCTGTTTCATCCAAATTGTGAATGCATGATGGTGTTTGTGGTAGGATCAGCAAGTGAAAAAGTTCATCGGGCAGCAGCATAGGAGGACGCGATGAAAGGCCAATGGGTTGATATTAGGATTGGCGATTGCATGTCTCGCTACTTCATTCCCGAAAACTACCCAGAGGATTTGGGGCGGTTCGGCTGCACCCTTGAGCCAATCATCGAAATTCCGAAGGCTGTGGTAGGATCTGGCGAGTAGGAGGACAGAGCGTGGAAAGAATCCCAGATACAGTTCAAGTCTTGCCAGCCGGATTAGGATTATCCATGATGACGCCGTGCGCAAAATGCGGTAAGACTTTTGGAAGCCACTTTGCGATTACTCCGCTGGGGCAGGGCGAGTGCTCTTTTGAGATGCTGAGCGCCTAATGCAACGCGCTCTCTGTAACGCCAGTGCGGACGAAGAAGACTGCGGGCATCTTCACATCTGTGCTTGCGAAGCCGGTCACAAAGGCGTAACGCACATTTGCAAGTGCGGCGCAATCTTTATGACCGTGAAAGTTTCGGAGCTGAATAAGCCGCTCCAAAAAGTTCAGTAAGGTTTTGCGGTGCGCCGGAACGCTTCATGGCCTAGGCCCGTATCCGTCGGCCATTCCGGTTGCACTGCAATCCAAGTATTGTGGAATGTGCTCTTGAGCTTGAGCGCATAGCAATAGATGGCAGCTAAACCGCTACAGCGGCGCTGCCAACTTCCGCGACAAAAGAAGGCAGCTCTTAACGGGCTGCCTTTTCTATTTCTCAGATTCTCAGGAGGTGACATCTTGGCAAATACTCTCACAACTCTTACTCATCCGGCAGGCCAGACCGCCGGTTCAACTCCCCAGGCTGGCACCGGCACCGCTCCAAAGACAGTCATCGGCGCGGTAACCGGAACCGTCTACACAGTTTCTTCCAACGCAATCAGCAGCGTGGACACGCGGGATTTGATTCCGTTGCTTGCCGCTGGCTGGGTGTAAAACTCAGCAGTTCATGAAACACAAAGGGCGGCTTCGGCTGCCCTTAACTTTTTGCGGAGGGAACGCGGATGATCGGAACTTATGACAACAGTGCTTTACCCACAGATGTAAACCACCCGATCAACAAAGTTGTTCCGCCGCTGATCGCAGTTGTGGAAGACGTGCTTCAGGCGAATGCTGCCGTGTGGCCCAGGTCTTTTCCAGTGCCTCCGCAATGCAACCTCATCACGGGCGATATTGACGTGGATGGCTACGGCGGGACAGATGTGATTTCCGCAACCTGCAATAACGATTCAGGCGCGAACTACAACACGCGCTATGTCACAGCGGTTGCCGGTCAGATTGCCGCGCTGGTAAATGCCGAATTCGCCAGCGATAACTTTGTGCGCTTCGGTCTACCTGTCAGTAAGGGCCGTACTGTCAAGTTCTCCATCGGAAATAACAACAACGGGAAAACACATGTCTTCAGTGGAACCGTTGCCATAGGAACCGGCGTAGCGGCCACGCTGCCAATCGTGCATCTGGCATGGCAGGGTGAGTGGATGGGCATCGTGCCGATCACGTCTCTGCAATTCCAGACCGCTGGCGGGGCTTCGATGTTGAAAGGCTCAAGCATCCGGCTCTACTTCTGGAAACAGGAATTGAACGCCAACCCAGGATTGTTCTAAAGGAGCGTCATGTCAAAGAATCCGGAACACGTAGCCACCACTCGGGTGATGCGTTTATTTGCCCAGATCGCCAAAGTTGACGCTACCAAGCGCGAAGTGTGGGGGGTCGCCACCGCTGAGATTGTGGACAAAGAAGGCGAGATATTCGATTACAAAACATCAAAGCCTTTCTTTGAGAAATGGTCAAACGAAATCAGCAAGGCAACGGACGGCAAGAGCCTGGGCAATGTGCGAGAGATGCACGAACCAAGCGCCGTAGGAAAGCTGATCGACATCACGTTTGACGATGACATGAAGCAAATTCGCATCGGCTCAAAGATCGTAGATGACATTGCGTGGACAAAATGCATGGAAGGTGTTTACACCGGCTTTTCCATCGGCGGCGCATATGTCAAAGCCTGGAAAGATGGCGAGTATGTGCGCTTCACCGCCAACCCGGTAGAGATTTCTGTAGTTGATAATCCCTGTGTCCCCAGCGCGCATTTCACGGCAGTAAAGGCCGATGGCACCAGCGAGGTACGGAAGTTCGCGGAGAAAGCCATAGGGCATAGCCCTACGCAGGATAAAAACACGGTTGAACCCGTCAAAAAGGACATGATCAGCGTTGGCGACTTTTCCTATGTACTTGCCAACATTTCCTGCATTCAGGAATGGCTTGAAAGCGAAGCTATCTGGGAGGGCGACAAATCACCGCTGCCAGCCAAAATTGATGCATGGCTGAAACAGGGCGTTGCGCTATTGCGCGCCTTGGTGGACGAAGAAGGCGCTGAATTGACGGACGGAGAAAAGCTTATCCGCGCTTGGGTGAAAAAGACCTTGGGCAAAAAAGGCGCAAAGCATTCCGCTTCCACCAAAGCCCACCATGAAGCAATTAAGAAATGCATGGACGGAGTTCTGAAGTGTGTTGACGACGCCCAGCAACATCTTGCCGAACTGGGCAAAGATGACGTGGCGGCATCAGCCACAGCGAATGTCACAAAAGTTTCGGCGGCAACGCCGCAAATCCACGAAGGAGATACTGAAATGTTGGATGCAAAAGAGAAAGAGCAACTCGATAAAGCGGCTGCCGATTCCGCCACTGCGCTTACGCAGATCACGGAAATCACAAAGAAGCTGGACACCGTTATGGATGTCCTCAACAAATTCGTCAAGGCCGTGGCCGGCGAACCTGAGGGCGTGCAGAAAGTCAGCCGTACCGTTGTCCCGACGGCTGCCATCACTGTGAGCAAAGAACAGGACGGCGTTCACGTTGAACCCGTTGTGCCGGATCTCACGCGGGAAGAGATTGCCAAATTGAGCCAAGGTGAGCGTGATGCGCGTTTCGCCAAAATGGCCTCTGCGGCACTTCAGAAGCCGAGAGCGGTAACGCATACGCCGGGACGCGGCGGCCTGTAAAAAGAGGCAAGCCAGTAAACCATCAATCTGAAAAATCAAGCAACGGAGGACAGAGCATGACGAGCATGACCAAACAGGCAGCCGCGCCGGAAACCGCCGATCTTGTCGCTCAACTGGAAGCTCAGTTAGGCGACACATTGAAAAAGGCCCGCGCAGACTTTGCGGAAAATCTCAAAGAACGCGCGCGCCTGGATCAGAGGCGGCAAGAACTGATTGCCCGTAAAACATCAGTCGAAGCGAACCACAAGCAACTTCTGATTGAGCACGGCAAGGGCGTTCAGGGAGCCGCCGCCAAGCGGAACAAAGTAGAACGCGAGCTGGCGGACATCATTCAGGAAATTGAAGCCGTAGACGCGGCGATTGTTTACGAAAGTGAACAAGGCACCGTGCTTGGATCTTCACTGGATGAGATGGAAGGCAAACTGAAAGACGCTCACAAACGTCAAGTGCAGATGCAGATTGCTGAAATCTTGACCGAAAAGAAAGAAGCGTTCATTACCGCTTTCACCAACTCTTGTACGCTGCTGGCGGAAGTGGTGAGGCTTGCGGATCAGTTGATTGCCGCCGATGGCCGAACATATATCGAGCAGATATTGGAAGATTTATTGTTCCGCACCAATCGCGGCATTTTGATGGACAGCTACAAGTACACCGAAGTGCAGAGCGGCCTAGGTTTGGCGCAACGCATCTTCGAAGTTAAAGCCCTGGTTCCACCGCCTGAGACTGAATAAATTTTTCCGAAGTCAAACACCTCAACAAATATTTTACCGGGATGAGAAAAGAGAATACCCATGTTTAACGACGTGTCTCAGGAGACATTGGAGCTGCTGAGCAAATTCCCCGTTGGCGGACTCAATAAGACCACGCTTAGCGAGTCCACCGGCCTGAATGCGTTTGACCTGCGCGGCCCGGCGCTCAACCTTTACCCGGTACTTACGCCGCTGCGCAACATGCTTCCGCGTGAACTGAGCGCAGAAGGCGATGTGGCTACGCGCTGGAAAGCAATCACCGGCGTCAACACGGGTTTCCAGACTCCCGGCGTACAGACTGGCAAGCGCGGCGCGGAAATCGCTGTTACCACTCAGGATTACGTTGCCACCTATGCTGGCCTTGGCCATGAAAACTCCATGGACTGGGAAGCGGTATGGTCTGGCGGAAAAACCTTTGACAACAAAGCAACACTGTCCAAGGGCTTGCTCAACACGCTGATGATTTCCGAAGAGCGCGTTCTTTTGGGCGGCAATGCTTCACTTGCCCTGGGAACCTGCCCGACCCCGGTTCTTACCGGCCCGACTGCCGGCGGAGCGCTCACCGCTCAGGCCTGCGTTGTCTTCTGCGTTGCGCTCACTCTTGAGGGCTTGACGCTGGTGACCAACAGCCAGAACGGACTTGGACTTCAGCCAGTGCTGGCCGGAACCGCCTGCCCCGGCGCTGTCACTCGTACCAATATTGACGGCACCACCACGGTATTCAATGGCGGCAACTCCCAGGTTTCGGCTGCTTCAAACGCCATCACTACGGCTGGCGGCAACTTGACCGTTTCGGCAACCGTGGCCGCTGTCAAAGGCGCTGCTGGTTATGCCTGGTACATCGGCACCGCTGCCGCGAACGCCGGATTGGTTGCTGTGACCACCACAAACGCCGTGACCATCGCAGCCAATGCGGTAGGCACCCAGAAAGCCAATGATGCGAAAGTTGCTTCTGACTTTTCCTCGAACGGCACTGAGTTTGACGGATTCCTGACGCTTTCCGCAAAGACTTCCGCCGCGCCGTTCAAGTCGCTGGACAACGCCACTCTGACCGCAGACGGAGCCAACGGCATTGTTGAGATTGACGCTTTCCTTCAGTCCTTCTGGGATACCTCGCGTTTGAGCCCGAATGAAATCTGGGTCCATTCGCAGGAGGCGCGCAACGTCAACAAAAAGGTTGTGAACGCCGGCGCATCTTCCCTGGTGCGCTTCACTCAGCAAGTGGGCAATGATCCTTACATGTTCGGCGGATCGTCACTGGCAAAATATTGGAACAAATTCACGAATAGCTGGATTGATTTCAATATCCATCCCAACATGCCAGCCGGGACCATGCTGTTCAAAACCAACCAAATCCCGTACCCCATGGCGGAAGTGGGCGAAGTCCAGCTTGTCCGCTGCCGCCGGGACTACTACCAGATTGAATGGCCGTTCGTTTCTCGCCAGTACGTTTATGGCGTGTACGCGGATGAAGTCCTGGTGCATCGCGCTCCGTTCTCTTTGGGCGTGATTGCCAACATCGCAAACGGCTAAAACTTCAGCGGTTTCCCATCCCGGTAACTGCTGACTCTCGGGGCATGGTGTGACCTGTCCTCCCATCGTGCCCCTTGAATTTTCTTCTGAAAGGTTTTCTTGAATGCCAGTTGGTCCTGATGATTTCTGCACAGTCGCAGAATTAAAAGCGTGGTTGCCAAACCAGGGCAACAATGATGACACCACGCTCCAAAGCCTCATTACCAATGGCAGCGCACAAATTTTGCAATATCTAAGCCGAGCCCACATTCTGGCCTCAGTGATTGGAACGCTGAATGAAAACTATGACGGCAACGATTCGGACCGGCTCTTGCCGCACTTCTACCCAATCATCTCAGTGGCCTCTGTATCTGTTGACGGAGTTGCAATTTCACAAGCTACATCAGCAGTTATGGCGGGATTTCTCTGGAGTTCGCGGATTATCTACTTGCGCGGCTTTCGCTTCTGCCGAGGCGTTCAGAATGTCGCCCTCATCTATACGGCAGGTTATTCCATTGTTCCGCTCGATCTGAAACAAGCAGCGATTGAAGCTTTTGCGCTGGCCTATCGGCAAAGAGTCCATATTGGAGAGAAATCAAATTCCATGGGCGGGCAGGTGACGGTGAGTTTCGATATGAGCAATGTTCCGCCGCGTTCGCTTCAAGTGTTCAGTCAATACAGGAGACTTGCATTATGAAAATTGGCCCTTTGTATCTCTATTCGGATATGCAGAATCCCGCAAATGGGAAATTGTTAGCCGCGTGGCACCGTCGCAGTTCGATCACGTGGACATGGGCGGCTTATTGGCATCCGGCTTGGCTGGAAAACAAGAAGTGGCGTTTCGGAGTCTGGCGTTGGAAAAGTTGGAACTTGGTCATGGGCGCTCTTGGATCGCTGAACTTCACATGGCAAGGCCGAATGGCCCGAAAAGCGACCGACTAGATGAGCGGCGTAACCTTCCGCATTGAGCAGCAGAGCGACAAGAAGGTAGTGCTCTACCTGCAATCAATCACACCACGGCTTATTGCTGCAATTCATCAGGCATTGAAAGCATGGATCTACGCCGGGGCCAATATCAGCGTGACAAAGTATTTCGCCGCTGGGCAATCGGTTGCACGCGGAGCGCGTAACACGGGCGATGTGCTGATTTCGAGAACTGGCACACTTCGCCGCTCGGTGATCGCATCGGTTGATTCCGGCATGGAACCTGCTTCACCTGAAGGCGCAACGGTAATTACTGCAACCTGGGGAGCTGCTACGCCCTATGCGCGGATTCAGGAATATGGCGGATACGCCGGACGCGGACACAAGGCTTACATTCCGCCACGGCCTTATTTGGCCCCAGCGCGTGACGATACACGCGGTGAACTGATTGCAGGAATTCAGAGAGCAGTGGAACAAGCTTTAGCAGTGAAGTGAAGTTTCAAGTTTCCGCATCCGCCGGTAGCTCAGTGAGGCCAGATTGCAGAACAGTCTGTAGAGCGTCGGGGCTAGAAACCCTGAAGGTCGCTGGTTTAAATCCATGCCCGGTGGCTGCGGAATTAATTTCAGGAGGACAAAACATGGCTCACGGAATTAAGAGAACTGAAGTTGCCCACACGTTGCGAGAAGTGGCGCGCAAGATTGAACGCGGCGAAGTTGAACTGCGTTCCGTAACCACGCTTGAGCAATCACGTGAAGATCGTTCGCCGGTTTCCACTGTGCGTGTCACATTTGCGCCGAAGGGCAAATGAATGCCAATCCCTATTTGGACTGAGATTACAACGGACGCAAAGGGTAAGCGCTGGCGCTGGGAGTGGTATTTTGTTTCTCCCTGTGGCCGTAAATCAGGGATGGTGTATCCGCTGTGATCGTAGCCCGTGAAACCATTTATGCCGCTCTGTTCGCGCAACTGCAAAGCGCACTCGGAACGACTTTCAAAACGTATTCACGGCGCTGGGTTGATCCCGCGCAAATGGCCCCAACTGACAGACCAGCGTTCTTTCAGGTTGAAGTTGGCGAAGTGGCCGCAACGTCACAAAAGATCGCCGGACTGCCGATCACCTGGAATCCCAAAGTTGATTTGGTGATTTACACCACGGGCAATAGCGACCCGGGCGCGATTCCATCACAGGAATTAAACAGCCTTTTGGATGCGGTTGAAGCCGCTCTGCCGAATGCAACCAAGGGCACAGCCCAGACATTAGGCGGCAAAGTCTACACAGCGCGGATCGACGGCAAGATTGAAATAGTGGAAAACATAAGCGGCATGATGGCGCTGGCCGTGGTCCCGGTTCTGATGGTAACAACTTCCTAAAAATTCGCTTCACAGGAGATAAAGGCAATGGCCGAAACCCTACAGCTTAACGGTAGCATCACTCTCAACACGGGCCGCGCTGGCGACATTCCGTTGCCAATGATCCTTGCTCTGGCTGCTCTCTCGGGTACGGTCATGACCGGGCCGGTGCAGGCTTCACTCAACAGCGGAGCCAACGCAATCACGCTGGCCGTTTCTCCGGTGCAGTTCATCTACATCAAGAACACACACGCATCGCAGACCATCGCGGTTTCATGGACTCCCACCGGCGGCGTTACTGCCATCGTAAACACTTTGCGACCGGGAGATTGGATGATCATGAGCACTTCCGCCGGATCAGGCAGCGGCTTTACTGTGCTGGGCTTGAACGCTTCCGGCGCGGCCACAACCTGCGAATACATCCTTTTCGGATAAGCGCTCAACTTTCAAGGGAGTGGCGACACTCCATCTCACATTTAGGAGATTCGTCATATGTATGAATTCGGCGCTGGGACCCTCTGGGGCTTCCCGGTTGGCGGCAACACCGCAGCAAATCCCACACCCAAGAAATTTGGCGTTCTCCAAGATGTGAGCCTGGACATCTCAGGAGACGTGAAGCAGCTTTATGGCCAGCGGCAATTTCCTGAAGCCGTGGCGCGCGGCAAGTGCAAGATCAGCGGCAAGGCGAAATTCGCTTCCATCAACGGCAAGCAGATGAATGATCTTTTCTTCGGCCAGCCCATGGGCACCGGCACCATTAAAATGGCGCTGGATGAAGTCAAGAGCGTTACCGCCGGATCGGCCACGGTCTCAAACTCAGCTCAGTTTGTACAGGACTTCGGCGTGGTCTATGCGGCTAGTGGACTGCCGCTCACGCGCATTACTGGCGTCCCGGCTGTGGGCCAGTACTCAGTTTCCGCCGGCGTCTACACCTTCAACACGGGCGACAACGGATCAAATAACGTGCAGATTTCTTACACGTACACCTCAGTGGCCACAGGATCACAGATCAACGTAAAGAACCAGCTCATGGGCTTTGCGCCAACCATTCAGGTCATGCTTTCTGAGTTGTACAACGATACCAACGCGGCTCCAAACCAGTTCAGCGTGCTTCTCTATTCCGTAGTGGCGTCTAAGCTTAACTTCGCCACCAAACAGGAAGATTTTCTGATTCCTGAGTTTGACTTTGAAGCATTCGCCAACGCCGCTGGGCAGGTGATCGACATATATTCGAGCGAATAAGCGGCTGACAAATCTACTCGCTTCAAAACGAGCAAGGGCCGCTGGGCCGTTCCGCAAGGGCGGCCCAAACTTTTACAAAACAAAAACTGGAGGACACCGCAACATGCTTAAGCAGCAGACCGTTCCAACCTCGTTAGGCCAACTCACTGTTTCATCTCTCACCTTGGGCGAACTTCGCCAGCTTGACGCGCTCTTTCAGCAAGAGAAGCCGGAAAAGCCAAGCCTCACTTCCATCCTGGTTTACATGCCGATCATCGCCGCAAGCACGCGCAAAGTCCATCAGGACTTGACCACGGAGCAGCTTGAGAACGGGCTCACGATGGAAGATTTCAATGTGATGTTTGACGCGGTGATGGAAGTTTCAGGATTGAAGGCAGCACCGGGGAAGAAGATGGGGGAAGCGCAGCCGGAGATAACTCCGGTTCCGGTATAGATTTCGCTTTCATCTACAGCCACATCGCAACCTCTCTGGGCTGGCGATTCGCGGAAATCGACCAGCTCACCCTCTGGGATGTAAACGAATTGAACGAGTACTGGCAAGAGCATCCACCCGCTCACATCGTTCTTGCCGGGGTTCATCTGAAAAAACAAACACGGCGCATGAGGAAGGAACCCGGCAAAGCTTCACAGGTGGATGATCTTCGCCGCGAAGTAATGCAGATCGGCGGCGGAATTGTAAGAGGGCCACTACCGGATATTTACAGGGATAAGTGATGGAAAACCTGATTGAGGTCGGCGCAGTAGTTGATTTCAGCCAATATAAGGCTGGAATGCAGGACATGGTTACAACCACGCAAACTAGCTGCGCAAAAATTGAGACTGTATTTCAGGGAACAGCCGAAGAAGTGGAAGCGGCCATTAACTCGGTCATGCTTCCCGCTCTAAAAGAGATACCACCGCAAGTAGAGAACATACCAGCTGAATTCGAGAAAGCGGCTGCTGGGACTCATGAAGCAATGGCTGGCATGGCCTTTGCGGTTGAAGATTCTGGCATCAAAATGTCGCGCCATTTCCGGCGTTTGCTGGCAGAAATTCCCATGGTCAATGCGGCGTTTACAGCCCTCATGCCAGTGTTGGCGCTTCAGGTTGGCTTCAGCATCCTGAAAGACGTTACCGAAAAAGTTAGCCAGTTGGCTGCCGACACGTTCATTTATACCGAGGCGGAAAAAAACGCAGAGAAAGCAATCGCGGCCTCAAATGCCGAACTAGAAAAACTGGCGGCCCACACAAAGACGGTATCACGCGAAAGACAGCTTGCGGCGGCGGCGGGAAAAGGCCCCGGCGAGGAAATGAAGCTCAAGCTTAAATTCGCCATTGAAGATCAGGGCGACCCGGAAAAACTTAAACAGCGCATGACCGAGATAAAGGGTCAGCTTGCAGATGCCAATGCCGAACTAGAAAAGGCGCGCAGCAAGGTTGATGATTGGACGCTTAAGAGCGGCAAGATATGGGAAAACTTTGAGGTCGCAACTGAAAAAGTCAACAACCTAAACAATGAGTATGTGCTGCTGGATGCGCGCCTGAAAGACATAGCGCAAACAACCGGGCAGATAACAGATCAGGGTTTTAAGAAAATGGCGGATGCGGCAGACAAAGCCGCCAAAGAAGACGAGGCCCGACACACCAAATTTGTTTCAATGGTCTACGCCGAACGTCAGGCCATGCAGGACAAAGCGGCTGCGCATGAGACAGAGTTAGCACAGGAAACCGTTGCGGTATTCCGTGAGACGGAAAAACAGAATCAGGAAATCATCAAAACCGTCAATGAACAGATTCGGGCTTACGAAATAATTCAGGAAGCGGCGCGGGCGCACGAAGCCGCACTTGGCCAGCTCGCGGATCAGCGGCTCAACTTTGAACTTCAGATTGGAAAGATTTCTCAGGCTGCCTACGAAAAACAACTTCAGCAGCAGCTTGCCGAAACCTACGCGAACGAACGCGCCAAACTTGAAGCAAAACGGCAGGCGGCAGAGGGCAACGTAATCGAGCAAGCCAAAGTAGACGCGCAACTACGGCAGCTTGACGATAAGTATTTAGCTGAATCTGAAAAAGCGGAACAGCAGTCCTATATCCGGCGGCGGCAGAAGTTTGACCAGTATTTCCAGCAGATTGCCAACACGTTCAACACGGAAATAACCTCATGGGTCAAAGGCACGGAAACAGCTTCGCAAGCGTTTTCCAAGATGTTTGATTCGATCATCGGTGATCTTGCCGGCTTCGTGGAAAAGTGGGTTGAACACAAAGTAGAAATGTGGCTGATGGATAGGATCTTGGGCGAATCGGCCCAGACTGCCCAGATCGCCGCACACAACGCAGGTAATGGGGTGATGGCGCAATCCGATGCATTCCTGGCGGCTGCAAACGCGCTGGCTACCGTTCCATTTCCAGAGAACATCCCGACATCCACTGAAATACTGGGCCTGGGAACGGGCTTCGCTATCAGCGCGGCATCGTTCGCGGTTGGAACCAACTATGTCCCTATGGATGGCCTTGCCATGCTGCACCGGGGAGAGAAAGTAATTCCAGCAAGCCAGCAAGGGCCAGCATTCAGCGGAAGCGGCGGCGATATTCATGTTCACTACAGCGTGAGCGCCGTCGATGCGGAATCTTTCCAGTCGCACATCAAGCGCCACAGCAACATGATCGGCAATGAAGTGGCCCGGATCTTGAAGCGCCGGGGCGGCAAATGAGCAACATCCTATTCCCAAAAATTCGCGGCCTAGCCTGGGACATCATAAAGAATCCCACCTTCAACACGGAAATACAGGAGTCGCTTGCAGGTAGAGAGGTAAGAATCCAGAACTATCAGAATCCGATCTGGGAATTTACGCTCTCTTACGAATACCTCTTGAACGATCCCCGCACACGGGATGAGAACGAACAAACAGGACTGGAAACGCTGGTGGGGTTCTTCCTTGCGCGGGGCGGCCAGTTTGATGATTTTCTGTTGAACGAAAGCGACCTGACAGGGCGGCAAGAGGATTCAGTATTCAGCGGCCAGCCAATCGGAACGGGCGACGGAGTGAACAAAAACTTTCAGTTGGTCCGGAACTTCGGCGGCTTCCTTGAAGCGTGTCAGAACCCAGCTAACCAGGCAGCAATCATCTATGACAATGGCACAGTGAAAACGCCAACAGTTGATTACACCATCTCAAACGGGCTGGTGAGCTTCACAAATGCGCCGGCCAACGGGCATTTCATCACAGCCGATTTTACCTTTCTCCATCGTGTCCGCTTCCACACCGGAACATCACGGAGCGGCAAAGAAGGAATTGAGCTTTCAAACTTCTATTTCAACCTGTACGAATGCCGCGAAGTGCAGTTGATCAGCGTGAGGAAATAATGGGCGCGGCCACAGGCAATAAGCATGTGCTGGTAACGTGCGCAACCTGTAACGGCAGCGGTGAAGTAAAGGGATTGAATCGGCGGCGTGAGTTCGTAAAGGATGTCTGCCCGATCTGCTTCGGCAAGGGGAAGATTTCAGTTTCGCGGAAGAGTGCATGAGCGATTTCGTTTACAAAATCGTCGTTCCCGCAACCTCGCGCAAGCGCTTTAAGGTGTGCGCGAATCTGGATGCGGCTGTAGCGATTTGCCGCGCTACCAACTTGCGGCCTCTTGCTGTTGTGCGCACATCCAAGAATCCAAGCGATGAAACTATCCCGATCCCTGTGGCGGTATTCAAATGAAAACCCCTACCAACATCGGCGGGAACAATCTCATCACATGGCTGGCAACGGCTACAGAAATCCGCATTGCAGACCTCTACACCATCACGCTCACAGCCGGGACCGTGCTCCGCTATACCACCTGGGATTCATCGCTGGTAGTTTTGGGCAGTACATTCTTGACCGGGCCGCCGAACTTTGAGCGCACAGCGATAGAAGAAAAACTTGGGATGGATGTTTCCACAATTGAACTGACCATCAAAGCCAGCGTAACGGATCTGATCAATGGCGTTCCCATTCTTCAGGCTATCGGGCTGGGGCTGTTTGATGGCGCGGCCTTCAAGATAGAACGTCTGTTCATGGATTCAAGCGGCCAGCAGATTGGCAAGGTGATCAGGTTCGCCGGATTCATCGGTGAAGTAGATGAGCTGGGCAGAAGCTACGCGAAAATCACAGCAGTTGCCGGAACCAAATATTTACAAATGCAGTTACCGGCGGTCATTCTTCAGCCCGGATGCACAAACACATTGTTTGATGCGCGCTGCGGATTAGTGAAAGCCTCTTTCGCTGAAGTCAACACGGTACAGGCAGGATCGACGGTCAACAAACTGCTTTCGCTTTCGGCCAAAGCAGACGGCTATTACGACAACGGGCAGATCGCTTTCACATCCGGAGCGAATGCGGGATTGGTCAAGGCCGTAAAGGCTTACGCGGGGCAGTTCTTTACATTCAATTCTCCGCTGCCATTTGTGCCGAACGCTGGCGACCTGTTTACTGCCTATCCGGGGTGCGACAAAACGAAGGCCACATGCGCCAATAAATTTTCCAATCTAGGGAACTTTGAAGGCTTCCCCGATGTGCCGAGCCCGGAAACGGCTCTCTAGCTACATCAACACCAAATCTGCCACATACAAAGCCGTAGGGCATAGCCCTATACGATTTTAGGAGGACATCGCTTGTGAGAAAGATTGTTTCATGGAATGAGTTTTTGAAAGTCATGGAAGGGCTGGGATATTCCCAGCGCAAACCCAGTCAGACGGGCGGCTCTGCGGTGCCGTTCGTTCGCGGCGAAGAAGTCCGCTGTTTTCACAAGCCACATGGGGGGGCGGTGCTCAGACCCAAGACAATGGCTAAGCGGCTGGGGATCACAGCGGAAAAGTTTATGGAGTTGGCGCAGTGACGCCGGAAAAGCGGCAAGAAATCATCCGGGTTGCGAAGACTTGGCTGAAAACTCCGTATCACCATCTGGGGAAAGTGAAACACGCCGGGGCCGATTGTGCGATGTTCCCACTTGCCGTCTATCAGGAATGCGGAGTGCTTCCGGCTGACTTCGTTCCACCAGCGTATTCAATGCAATGGCACCTGCATAGATCAGATGAGCTGTATTTGAAGACGATAGAACCGTTCACGCAGGAAATATTTCCTTGCCCACAGGCGTATGCAGCACTGAAGGATGGCATCGCGCCTGATTCGGTGCCAATCGCAAGGCCCGCTGATTTCGTGGTGTTTAAATTCGGGCGCACATTCTCACACGGCGCAATCGTGATTGACTGGCCGCTGATCATTCACAGCTACATTCCGCACGGGGTACAGCTTGGAAATGCTTTGCAGGATGGTGAGTTGATTGGCAGGGAAATGAAGTTCTTTGAGGTGAAAGCGTAAATGGCACTCATGGGCGGCAAAGGCGGCGGGAAGAATGCTCTCGCATCCAAACCCAATCTGCTCTCCGCCTTGCGCGTCCAAACCAGCTCCTACGGTCAAGTAATCCCAATTCTTTATGGCCAGAACAGAATCGCAGCACGGCTGATATGGGCTGGAGATTTTCAGGCGATTCCGCACACTAGCACAACAAAAGTAGGCGGCAAAGGCTTAGGATCGGGCGGCGGCAATGCCATATCGAACACTACTTACACCTATCAGACAGCGGTAGCCATGGCGCTCTGTCAAGGCCCAATCTTAAATATTCACAACGTCTGGGACACCAAAGGCCGATTAACACTCATTACGGCCACGGTGCCTTTTACCGTTCCTGGGGGCGGCGGCGGAACTACCGTCACACCGCCGGGAACGGGTGTATTTCATTCACACCGGGGAGTGGGCAGAGCGGACGCTTTCAGTTTCTCGCAAACCGACTTCGGCTCAGACGGCTCGGTAAGTTTCACCGGAACGCAGCAGACGCCTATGACGCAAGTTGCCAGTTCCCCCGGCGCGGGACAGTTCACGCAGAGCGGCGCAACGTTCAATTTCTCCGCTGCCGATGCCGGGAAGGTGATGACCATCACTTATGTTTACTCAGTTCCTGATTCCAACTCCAACGGCCAGCCGCAGCAGAAGTTGAGCCTCACATTGTTTCTCGGCTCGCGTCCGCAGACGCCGTGGAGCTATCTAACATCAGCGCATCCCGGACAAGACCTTGGCTATAACGGGATAGCTTATGTCGCAGCGTCCGCCATGGACTTGGGCGAAAGCGGCACGCTGCCGAACCTAAGTTTTGAAGTGCTGAGCGCCATCACCTTCGGCGCGGGCATTGCCGATGCGGAGCCTTCAGTGATCATTGCCGATCTGCTGGCCAACCAGGGTTACGGGCTGGCCGGCGCGGTCAACCCCGGCGACCTCACGCAATACAAAAATTTCTGTACTGCCAATGGACTGTTTCTTTCTCCGGTACTCGACGCGCAAAAGGCCGCAAGCGAATGGATACAGGAAATCCTGGACATCACGAACGCAGCAGCGGTGTGGAGTGAAGGCGTTTTGAAAATTGTCCCTTATGGTGATACGACCGCTGTCGGAAATGGGGCGACGTTCATTCCCAACACCGCGCCGATTTACGATCTCACAACGTCCGATCTTTTGACGCCGGTGGTGATTAAGCGGCCATCGGTGGCGGACGTGATGAATTCGGTTTCGATTGAATTTGTCAATCGCGCCAATGATTACAATCCTGACGTGGCGGAAGACAAAGACGACGCCATGATAGCGCTGTATGGTTTGCGCAAGGCCTCTCCCGTGCAGGCGCATTCGATTACGACTACCACAGTGGCCAAGTTTGCGGCCAATCTTCTACGCAAGCGCTCAGTGGAGATCCGCGCCACGTACACGTTTTCTCTGGGCTGGCAATTCAATCTGCTGGAGCCCATGGACCTGGTGACGCTTACGATTCCAGAACTGGGATACAACAAAAAGCCGGTGCGGATCACGGCCATGCGGGAAGACGATTCCGGCAAGCTGGAAATTGATTGTGAAGACTTTCCCTGGGGAACGGCAGCGCCGACTCTGTACCCGCATCAGGCCGGAGCGGGATTTGTTTCGCAAGCCAACTCCGATCCCGGCGCGGTTTCCACGCCAATCATCTTTGAAGCCAATGACCGCCTGAGCCTCACGGGAAACTATGAAGTCTGGCTTGGGGTTTGTGGTCCTACAGTAGCAATTTCGGCAGCAACGAACGCCAGCCCGATTCAGATCACAGCCACCAACCACGGATATAAGAGCGGCCAGAAAATTGTTATCGCCGGAGTGCTGGGCAACACGGCAGCCAACGGCACTTGGACGGTAACCATTGTTGATCCCAATAATTTCACGCTGAATGGTTCCACGGGAAACGGTGCTTACACTTCCGGCGGAACAGCAGTCAATCAGGATTGGGGCGGCTGCCATGTCTGGGTATCTCCGGACAATTCCAACTATGTGCAGATCGGGGCAATGTACGGGCCGTCACGCATGGGAGTTTTAACGGCGCAACTGGTTTCTTCCGCTGATCCTGACACGACTCATACGCTGGCCGTCGATCTAACGCAGTCCACAGGCGCTCTGAATTCCGGCACGCAATCAGATGCTGATAACTTTAGAACGCTTTGTTATGTGGACGGCGAACTGATCAGTTTTGAAGACGCAACGCTCACGGGATCTTATAAATACGATCTTGGCGCTCACGGCGCGGCGCAAAACATCACCGGCGCAACAAACGCAAGCCCGATTCAGATAACGGTAGCCAATCACGGGCTGGGAACGGGTGAAACCGTGGTAGTGGCCTCAGTCGGCGGCAACACGGCGGCGAACGGGACATGGGTGATCACGGTCACCGGAAATAACACTTTCACCTTGAACGGCAGCACAGGCAATGGAGCCTACACTTCCGGCGGAACGGCCACGGTACAGGCAAGACTCCGGCGCGGCGTCTTCGGCTCACCCATTGGAACGCACAACACAAATTCCGTCTTCCTTCGCTTAGACAACGGAGTGTTTGTTTGGGAAGCCGATCCAACGCTGGTAGGAACGACAATTTTTTTCAAGTTCACCAGCTTTAATCGCATGGGATTAATGGAACAGTCTCTTGCGAACGCCACAGCCTACAGCTTCGCCTTCAATGGGATCTTCGGCAACCATGACGAGACGCCGGCCAATAACGCCACGATTGATTCAACTTTCGTTTCCGGCACGGCGGACAACATCAGGATTTACGGGCCAACCGGAGTAGGCAATTCTTATACCGCCTGGAAGATGAAAGACCAGGGCGGCTCAAGAACAATTTCAGCGCAAACCATTTCCACGATTGACGACACCGGGGCCGCTCCGCAAGTCAGCACGTTCTATTGGATCAGTTACGACTTCAGCGCGGCAACGCACCGGGCCTGGGCCAATTACAACAATTACGTTCAAGCGGTCTATCGCGGACAAATGCGCGTGGGTTCTTTAAAAACATGTGACAACACGGGCTCAGGTGGAACCACTGGCGGCTTGGGTGGAAACGGTACAGGCGGATCAGGAACCACGGGCGGCGGTCGCACATTGCCGGGAATGTAAAAACCTTTTCAGGAGAGAATGACTTTGAAAAAACTGTTAGCAGTTTTCATATTTGTGTGTCTGGCGTCTTCGGCTTTCGGCCAGAACCTCACAACCGTAAGCGGCTCGAACATTACCGACATCAACGGGAGCAAGCTGGCCGCTGGGCAAATCTGTTTTCTGATTACCGATCAGAGCGACAATCCGATTTCGGTTTCTATCGGCGGCGGCGGACAGGCTTTAAAGCGGGGATATTGCTCGGCTGTGACGGCTGGCGTGATTACTGGGTTTACCGTTCCCAATCCTTCAGCCACATCGCCCAGCGGAATCTACTACCGCATCACCGTGAAAGATTCCAGTACCGGGCAGGAAGTGCTGAGGTACACGCTGGTAAGCTTCACGGGCGCAACTTTCAACTTCGATAATTACGCGCCAACCAATCTCGCGCAAGGCGCTCCATTAAGCGGAACCACGGTAAGCGGAAACTTGAGCGGCAACGGCAACGCGACCTTTACCGGAACAGTCACAGGATCAAACATCCCCAGCTCAATCCTTCAGCAGATTTTCAGCTCAGGCGTTGGGCAGACTCAGAGAACAGCTTTCAATGTGATGGCTGGGCTCACATGCTCTGATAATGCCGGAACGTCAAGAACGGATTGCCGCCTGGGAACACTTACCACTGTCACATTTTCGGCCACGCCAACATTCGATGCTTCCACGGCTTCGACCTTCAAACTGACTTTGACCGGCAACGTCACCAGCTCGACGCTCTCGAATGCGGTAGCTGGGCAGCCGATCAATATTGAAGTCTGCCAAGACGGAACCGGCGGAAGAACATTTGTTCCGCCAACGAACGTACAGGGTTGGGTAACGATCCCCAGCGGTGCAAGCGCGTGCATCATGCAGGATCTTGTTTACGATGGAACCAACGCAGTAGCCAGTTCAGCCGGAACAGTGGAATTTTCATCTCCCCCGCCGATTGGAAACACGACACCAAATACTGTAGCCGCTACGGCGCTCACAGCGACAAGCTTAAACCTGAATAGCGCGGCCACTGGCAGAAATGCAGTGATTACGGCTGGCGGCACATCTTCAAGCACGGGCGGGATCAGTATTTTCGTAGGGCCATCGGGCGGCCAGAATGAAAGGCTTGCCGTCGATCCGGCGGATGGCAGCACGGCGGCTTTACGTGCTGGGGCTATTTCAATCAGAAGTTTGAGCGCTGGATTTTTGAATGGAGCAGAGGTTGGCAAGATCGACACCAGCGGCAACCTCATATTGGGAACTACGCCAGCAGCCAGCGGCATCATTCGCCTTCCAAGTAACACCTCGATTGCATGGCGGAACAATGCCAACTCTGGCGATATTCTTTTCACAAAAAACGCCAGCGACCAATTCACGCTGGGCAACGTCACAGTACCGAATGTAACCGATACGCTGGTAGGCAAGGCCACAACGGACATTTTCACAAACAAGACGGTATCCGATACCCTTTTTATAAAACGGCTTCGGGCGACACAAGGGACGGCATTGGTAGCTGGCGATTTTGCGATTTCCGCCGGGTGGGGGAACACGGCCAGCGTTGGCTCAGTTCTTGGAACTGATGCCGCTTTTAGTGCCGTGATAACGTCCGCCGGAACTGGCCAAGCGGCGGGGCCGACTGTGACCCTAACGTTTCATGATGGAACGTGGACAAATTCTCCGATCTGCACACCTGCTATGGGGCCGGGGAACAATGTTCTGGCGGCATGGCTGATTCAATCTGTTTCAGCTACAGCGTTAGTTTTGCAGGCCACTTTGGTGAGTGGAAACTTTACCCCAGCAGCAACGAATACGGTTGGCCTTACTGTGTCTTGCGTAGGACGTTAACCGCCGCCGTACCTTCGTAACATTTCCAGTTTCTCCGCTTCGTCACGGATCAGAGCGAAGCGGAGTTTCAGGAAAATAAACGGCAGCGCTGGCACAAAGATGAAAGCGAATTTCCACATTTGGTTAATTGATTCTTTCCATTGTCTGCATTGGATCGGTTGGAGTACATGAGCCATTGTCAAGCGGAATGACTTTTACAAGGCCATGGCCGGGAGCGAAGTACCACTTTTCATGGATGCAGGCTGACTCGAATTGCTCACTTACCAGCGCTGGGCCGGAATAAACCGGAGTACTTACGTCCTCAATGTAGCTTGTGGTCTGCCAGCGCACCCGCGCAGCAGGAGAGCCAGAAACAATGGAATCAAAGGTGTAGGCATCGGGCGCATCCCAGCGGTCATATTGAGTAGGAACTGAGTTTGTTACTCCGGTTGTCGCACTTGCGGGAACGATGGTATATGGAATCGGCATTCCCGGCACTTGCACAAAGTTAGATGTTTGAGTGTGATGCCCGTTCATGTAATCCGGTAATTGAGTAGGGAAATAAAACAGGCTGGCCGGGGAAGTCCAAGAGCCATCAGGTTGCGGTACGAGAACAAAATGCAGCAGAGCATCACAAATTCCAGCGGCCCAATAAGCGCGGCAAGAATTTTTCTGATAAACGAAGTTGATGCTTCCGGCTGGCAGGGAGCTAGATGTCGCGGCCTGTTGAGTGATGGTAGTCAAATCACCATAGCCATTGCGGAACGTCCAAACTTGACCAAGCGAAGGGGTGAATACCTGGGCGGCGGTAAGGGTGATAGGCGTAGAAGTGGAAGCAGGACATTGTGCATGGCCACCGCAGCCTGAAATAATTGTGATTGAAAGAAGAAAAAAGAGTGGTAGAGTTTTTCTAGCCATTGGATGCGTCTCCTTAACAGATGCGTTCTTTCGGTTAGTGCCGGGGAGGGTCTGAACACCCTTTCCGGTACGCTCTTAATCCTACCATTCCAGCTCTGAAAGTCAACCGCCAAAGCTTCGCCTTAACTATCTGGTAAATGAAACTTTTAAGCTTCCAAAGTCACTAATCTGATGTAAGATTCTGGCCTTTGGAGGACTTTATGGGCAAGCGGATAGCAGTCATCATAATCTTAGGTGTTTTGGCCATTGGCGCAGCCTCCTGGATTTCGCAACCGGGCGAAGATCCGGGCTTGGCAAGCATAGCGGTAAGCAATGTATATCTGGCCGAAAGCGCAGAGAGATTAAAGCAGCTACAGAAGGAACACATAGAAACCCTTTTGGGCGACGATTTCAAGATTTACCAGCTCTGCCATGTGTCGCCGCCGACAACAAAAGAACATCAGAGGCTTTGCGCGAGGATAGATAAGAAGCTGGCCGCGAAACAGGCCGAAGCCAAAACACATCCGTGGTAACCGAGTAAACCAAACAATTTTCATAACCCTCAGCAGCCTACGGGCTGCTTTTTTATTTGCAGGCAATAACTGGCCTCATTAAGCCCACGCCCGGAACGGAGCGTTTCTCCCGCTCCGCCCGGACTAACCCTCAGCGTAATTACGACGCAAAAGGCTGCGGGGAATGGTAGCAGAGGAGCGTGACTTTGAACCGACCAATTACTATAAAAAAATCCATGAAAGAATCCGGAAGCGTAAGCGTTTCCCTGCGTGATTTGGCCTTAGTGACCCTCACCTTAATCGGCTGGGCCGCCAACTATGCCACGCTCTCAAGCCGCGTTGTGGCCGATGAACAGTCCATTGCGCAACTTCAATCCCGCTACGAACGTGAAGTGGTTCCGCGTTCTGAGCATATCGAAATGAACAAGCGGCTGGAGGAAAGGCTTGGGCAGATCGAAAACGAACTCCAGAACATCACCCGGCAAATCGTCAATCAAGGCAATCAGCAGCAACGGAGGTACTAATTGGCCGACTTTAAAATTGCATTTGAACACACCATGGACTTCGAAGATCGTCACCGCACAGGCAAGGTGACAGAAGATGCCGGCGGAAGGACCCGCTTCGGTATCGCACAAAAATTCCATCCTGATCTCCCGGAAGAATTCTTTACCGGCTCAGTCGAACAAGCGCTTGCAGATGCAGAAGCGATGGAAGAAAGCCAGTACTGGGAAAAGATGCATCTGGCAGACATCGAATCCCAGGACGTAGCGAACAAGCTTTTCGATATGGCCATCAACATGGGCGTGCATCAGGCCGGAGTGTATGCCCAGCGCGCGTGCAACTTCCAGCTTCAGCAAGGCGTACAAGCTGTGATCGATTCACCCGATACCGCCGACGATTTGAAACCACTGCGGGCAGCTTTCCCGCTGCTGGAAGATGGCGTGATCGGACCAAAGACAATCGCGGCCATCAATGCCGAAGATCCCAAAGCGTTCTACGCTCTGCTTTGTGAATTCTCAGCAGCTCACTACCGCCACATTGCGGCGAACAATCCATCTCAGGCCGTAAATCTTAATGGCTGGCTGGTAAGGGCGAACGCATGAACACATCCGAAAAATTCAAGGCCAAAGTGATGAAAACAGGAGCTGAGGACTTTGCCGATGCCACGGTAAAGAGTGAAGAAGCGAAAGAAGCAACACTCTCTCCGCTGGCTCTGCGCTTGGCGGATGAGATTAATGCTCTGCCAAAATTCCGCACTCGCTCGGATGTGGCAGTGATTCTTGACCCTTATGTGAGGGATAAGTGACCCTCTGGCAATCACTCACTAAAACTTTTCCGGTAACTTCTGACATCTGGTGGACGGTAGTGGTTTACCTACTTGGAACCGCCGGGGTGATGATTGTTGTTGGCGAACTGCTGGCCATCTTCCATGTGCGGAACTTTACCTTCTTCACCTATTACATCCGGTTCCTGGCTCCGCGTCATGTGCTCGTAGCGTCCGTGCTGGGATTTCTGGGGCTGGCGATTTTCCTTGTGATCCACTTCATCGACGGCCATGGCTACGTTGTTGGGCCAAATAGGTAATCGCTGCCACCTATAGAACCTTGTAGGGCATGGCCCTATGGCTTTTCTTGCCGCTGATTCCCGTTGCGGCGATGTCTTAGGTATCAAACCAAAATTTAAACCTGTGGAGGACGTTCAAATGTCTTTTCTGAAAAAGCTACATCCGGTGTTTCAATTCGTGATCATCGGTCTGCTTTTCGCGCTGTACCTTGCGACCGCGATCCACTTCCATGTCGGCTTTGTGCCGTCCGCTCTGCTGCTGATCATCTGTGCCGCGCTCGGGGCATCTGTGACCACGCATGAAGAGAACACCCTGAAATACAACCTGGAAGATGTGGAAGAAGACGAACTAGCCAAGATCGAGAAATACGCCACGGCTGAAGGCAAAGCCGCGATTGCTAAACTCCGCGCGCTGGCCGGCAAAGCAAAGAAGGCCCTATGAACTGGCT